GTCTCCCTGAATGGCACGCCCGCGCCACCGCCGCAGCGCACGCAGGTCGATACCTCGCGGCTCGGGCCGTCCATGCTGCTCTTGCAGCAAGCGCGAGAGTTTATTCACGAAGGCACGGGCGCGTATGAGAGCGCCTTGGGGCAGCAGGCGACCAATGCCAAGAGTGGTCGGGCCGTTCGCGCACTCCAGGACCAACACCAAGCCGGTTCGAGCCACTTCATCGACAACCTCGCCTCGATTAGCCTGACCTACGAAGCGAAGGTCATTCTGGACCTGATTCCGTTTATTTACGACCGTCCAGGCCGCATTGCGCGGCTGCTCGATGCGGAAGACAACCCGAAGACGGTGATGCTCAACGCGCCCTTCACGATGGACGGCCAGACGAAGCGTCCACAACGCATGGGAGCGCAGCGGCCCAATGGGATGCCGCCGGGTGCTCAGGCAGGAGGCCCACCGCCGATGCCGCCGCCCCCGCCGGGGATGCCACCGGGTCTGCCTGGGATGCCCCCGATGCCACCGGGCATGGATGGGATGCCACCGGGGATGCCGCCCGGTGGTCCACAGGGTGCGCCGCCAGAGCCGACATCGAAGGTCTACGAATACGACCTCAAGAAGGGGCGCTACGGCATTAGTGTCAGTATCGGGAAGTCGTATAAGAGCCGGTCGGAGGAGGGCGCAGACGAATTAGGCAACCTCTTCCAGGCGCAGCCACAGCTCTTCCCGATCTTGGGCGATATTTACCTGAAGTTCCGCGACTTCCCAGGACATCTGGAAGCGGCGGCGCGTGTGAAGAAGCTGCTCCCGCCGCCCTTGCAGGAGGAGACGGGACAGCCGACACCAGAGCAGCTCCAACAGCAGCTCCAAGAGGCGGGGAAGATGGTGGAGCAACTCACGCAGGCGCTCGACCAGAAGACGCAGGAAGCCGAAGCGAAGCTGCCAGAACTCCAGATGGACGCGCAGCGTGCGACGGCTGACCGCGAGGCGAAGCTCCAGATCGAGCGGATGCGGAATGAGACGCAATTGGCCGTGGCGACGATGAAGGTGCAGGCCGATGAGGCGGCGGCGATCTTCGCGGTCGAAGTCGGGCGCGTCGGCACCGACTCGAAGCATCGCTTTGACGCGGTGAAGCAGGCCGCCGATCAGCATCACCAGCAGCAGTTGGCCTTACAGGGCGTGATGGCGAAACAGGAGCAGGCCGAGCAGGCGGCGATCCCGCCTGGTGCGGCGCTCCCTGGTCAGCCGCCCGGTGCGCCACCGCCTGGTCCACTCCCAATGGGCGGTCCTCCGGTTGATCCAAATATGGGGATGGCCCCCGAGGGTCCACCCGTAGGACCGCCGCCACTACCACCCCTCCCGCCGGAGGGCGTCTAATGGAGAATCAAAACACGCTTGGACATCTCTTGCGGATGAGAAAGCGCCCAGGTGGCTCGAATGCCGGGAAATATCCCACGGTGAAGGCATTTGCTGGCCCAGCCGGTGGCGCACCGAAAGGCACCTTTCCGATCAATACGCGGAAGCGAGCCGTGTCGGCCCTGGCCTTGGCGCATAATGCCCCGAAACCGGCAGGTATCCGACGCGCTGTGAAGGCGAAGTATCCGAGTCTGTAAATGCCACCCAAGAAGCCGCAGCCGCTCTCGACGTACGATCAAGGGCTACTGCGGTCTTATCTGGACAACCGTGACATGCTTTCGCTGGATGACCAAGCGGAGGCGCGAGCGATCCTGGAGTCGAGGCGTCTCGATGTGCCGTCCGCTGGTGAATTGGCTCGCACGATCCAGGCTCCGGCAAGCACTATTCGTCCTGCAACGACACGGGAACGTATTCACGACGCCTTCGCTGACCCCGTGAATGCGTTTCGAGGCTTCAGAGACAGGACAATGGCGAATCTGCCGCCAGAGGTGCAGGCGCTGACGCCAGATATGACGGTCGCAGAGTATGCGGACGCGACTCGCGAAGATGAGGCACCAGTGGCACCGTCCATGCGCCCAGTGACGGGTGCCGAGCGGCTCCGTGGGAACATGCGGGATGTTCTGGGCAGCATCAAAAAGCAGCCACTCGCACAGATGGCCGCACCGTTTCTCGGCCTCGATGTGGATGCGCCGTCGCACGCACCAGAGGGAAGCGACCCGATACTGAAGATCGGCATGATACCGGACATTGGTGGTAAGTTCACCACAGGTGGCCGCAAGCTCGTCGGTGGCCTCTATTCCCGTCTCGATGAGGCACTCGATCTGATTCCCAAGAAGGGCGTCCACCCCAATAAGGCACGCAAGATCCTGCGGGATAACTCGTCGGCAGAGGAGCGAGCCTATCGCGGGGTCGATGACTTCCTAGAGACGCAGGGGGATCGTGTCACGCCGGAAGCCTTGGCCGCGCACCTGGAGGCGAATCCTGCGCCGTTCCCGCAGACGAAGACGATACAGGACACCCCTAATTTCACTGCGGCAGACCAAAGCCAATTAGACGAATTGGAACGGCTGGATTACAACCGGACTCCAGAACAAGACGATTTGTTCCAGTCGCTCATAGACAGGGAGAACGCATCACACTCTGGGGCTGGGACTCCAGAGTTGCCCAAGTACAGCAATTACCAAGTCCCCGGCGGCGAGCACTACCGCGAGACGTTGCAGACGTTGCCGGATGCGAAGGCAGCGAGACTCGCAGAGATCAATGATGAGATATGGTCCCTGTCACACTCGATGGAGCGAACCTTCGACGCGAACCCGCCCGTGCCGGGTTCTGGGCCATTAGGAGATGATGTTGTATCGACCATTTCTGCTGGCAGAAAACGGTTGGCCGCACTCCGCGCAGAGCGTTCGTCACTTGACGCCCCCGCGCAGTTCACCTCCCCCCACTTCGACGATCCCAACATCCTCGTCTCCACCCGCAGCGGCGAACACGCGCTCCCCACTGGCGAACGCGGTCGGGTCATAGAGAATGTGCAGAGCGATTGGCATCAGACGGGGCGGGAGAAGGGGTACGAGGCAGGACCGATGCCGCCACGTAGCTATGACGTTACGGATCGTATTATTGATGCGATAGATGGGAAGCCGCCGCCTGGCGTCCCAGATGGCCCCTTCAAGGAATCATGGCCGAATCTCGGCATAGAGCGTGAAATCGTCGATGCCGCAGAGAGTGGCGCTGAGTGGATCGCCATTACGCCGAGTGAGGTGCTACGCAAGCGGGGCGAGACGATTAGCCCGCAATTCCAAGACCAGCGACTCCCCAACATCCTAGAGAAATTACTAGCTCCGTTTGGAGGCGGCTCGCAGGAGATAGCGGAAATTATCAAGGGCGTATTCGCACCAATCGTGCGCCTGACGCCTGAGATGCGTGAACGCATTCTCAAAGAAGGCATACCGCTGATGGCGCTCATGGCTGCGATACATGAGGCTGGGGGCGAGGAGTCGCCGCCGCCGCAAGGCACGATGGGGAATATACTGGAGCAATAACGGTCCATGCGTGTTCCGCATGTGTTATTAGTGCTATATTAGGAAATTAGATGGACACAGACGCTGGGCAAGTGACTGACGGCGACATCACGATTGATAGCAACCACGAGACGGTTGAGCAGATCCAGGCGGCTATCGTGGATGATGCCCCTGATGTCGTCGAGGCGTCTCCATCTGACGATGCTTCGGACGAGACATCAAGCCAGGAAGCGCCAATAGAGGCTGATACGGCTACTCCTCCAAAGCCTAAGCGGAGGAGCGATCCCACGCAGGCGGTCAAGTCGGCGGTGGCAAAGCAGCGTCAAGCGGAGCGTCGAGCCGAAGCCGCTGAAGCTCAGATGCAAGCGATGGTCACGCCGGTAACGACTGAACCCACACCTGGCGGTGGCGATTGGGCGCGGTTTAAGCAGATCCCAGGCGTCCCCACGGTGGACCAATTCTCTGCCTATGAAGACTATTCGATGGCGATGTCGGCGTTTGTGGCCGATGTGCGCCACCACGAGCGGGATGCCGAGCGTGCCTCCTCGTATCAGGCGCACCAGCAACAGCAGTCCCAGGACGCGCAAACCGCCGCATGGAATGGACGACTCAGCGAAGCACGGGCGCAGAACCCTGACTTTGACAGCACGTTGAAGCCGGATACGCCCATGTCGCTGCCCATGCAACATCTCGCGATGGAAAGCCCCCAGGGGATAGAGATTCTCCAGTGGCTTTCCGATAATCCAAACGAATCTCAGCGCATCTCCACGCTGCACCCGGCAGAAACCTACCGGGAAATGGGGAAGATCGAAGCCCGACTCGAAGCTGCTCCTCCGCGTGCCTCAGCCCGAGCCGTTAGTAGTGCGAAATCCCCGATTAGGCCGCTCGGGACTTCGCCTCATATGTCCGATCAGCTTGAAATTACTGACGAGATGTCGTTTGACGAGCACTTTCGTCGAGCGAATGCGGCAGATCGAGCGACCGGACGGTTGTAAATCTTTCACAAAAGGATGTGACCCATGGCAAATACCCTTGCCACCCCGTCCTGGACGACCAAGGAAGTCGCACGCGGCTTTATTAACAAGCTCGTGTTTCTTGCGAACGTCAACCGGACCTACGACGATCAGTACGAAATTGCCGGTGCGAAAGTCGGCAATACGGTCAATGCGCGGCTCCCACAGCGGTTTACCGTGACGGACGGCCAAGCGTTGCAGCTCCAGAACCTCTACGACCAGACCGTCCCGATCTCGCTG